TGAATTAAACGTGCTTTTCCTAAAGTGAGGAGTGTTTCCTCCGAGGATCTTTCAAGAGTCTAGCCCTTCATAGCTACCTCCAGTAAGACAGGTCATGTAAATCTAGATTGACCTATACCAAGTTTTGGCCTGTCTTACTTTTTTTATAGAGACAACAATGGCAATATCAAGAAGAAACAATTCATGGCAAGTAGATGTAACTTGCAACGGCAAAAGAGTACGTCGTTCTTTCCAATCTTTAATTGATGCACAAAAATATGAATTAGAGGTTAGAATAGATTTAATGGAAGGACGAAGCCCTAAGAAAGCAAAAGAGATTCGTGACCCAGTTAGTGTTGGGGGTATGGGCTACCGTGTGTACGATTTAATTTGGTCGCAGCAAAAATCAGCCGATCATACTTTTAATAGACTTGTAAATGTAGTGGATTACTTCGGTGAAGAAACCCTTATAAAAGATATAACTACATCTGATTTAGAGAAGTACGCATTGGACTTAAGATTGCAAGGGAATTCTCCCGCTACTATTAACAGAAAAGGTGCAATCATTTCTAAGATACTTGGTCATGCGAAAAAGCATGGGATTATATCGACGAAGCCTGTGTTCCCTAATCAGAAGGAACCAATAGCTAGGAATGAGTACTATACAAAGGAACAAGAAAAAGAAATCATAGGACTTATCCAGACAACTGACGATGAAGAGTTTGAGGATTTCTTTACAGTCTTAATTGATACTGGGATGCGTCGAGGCGAAGCGGCAAGTCTTACTTGGGATTGCGTGGACTTTGACGAGTCAGTCATTCACTTGAAAGATCCAGATAAAATTAAAACAGGACTTGTTCGCTCGATCCCTATGACTAGCAGGGTAAAAAGAATATTTAAAAAGTTAAAGAGCAATAAAGAATTAGAAACTCCTTTTAACTTATCTACAATTTACTGGGACTCTAAGGTAGACCGTTTTAAACGAATGACGAATAGAAATTTTCCAAGGATGCTACACACTTGTAGGCATACTTTCTGTTCAAGGTTAGTGCAGGGTGGAGTTCCAATTAACGAAGTAAAAGAACTGGCAGGGCATAAAGATTTAAGAACTACTTTGGGTTATGCACACTTAGCTCCAAGTAATTTAAAGAGTGCAATAAAAGTTTTAGAGTTGAAATAATTGTCGCAGTACGACATTACACACATTGGTAGGGATCATGACTGAACATAAAAATCAACAAGAAAATCTAGAACAAGAGATGATCGAGCTTGGCCGTCAGCGTTACTTGCACAAAGTAAAAAGAGCAGCGGAAACAAAGTTAGAATCTACAACATCTGTGGGACAGAGATTGCTTGCTCATTCTATAACTGAAATGGCTCAAGCTCTTACTGATTGGCTTAAAAAAGCAGAAAAAGCTCCGGGGAAAAGACATAGAGCGTATGAGTTTTTATCAATCCTTCCTCCTGAAGTCTGTGCAGGTATAACAGCAAAGTCAGTACTCGATTCAATAAGCGTAGAACGAAAAATTATGAGTGCGGCTAGTGTAGTCGGTCGAATGATCGAAGATGAAATACGTTTTCGTGAATTGCAAAGCGATCACCCATCTTTATGGCAACAAATGCACCGAGTACTCGATCGGTATCAGTCATACACAAATAAATCTAAGTTTATAAACAGATCCATGCAGTACCACCAGATAATTATGCCTAAATGGTCTCGTAAAGAAGCTGCATCAGTTGGATTAACTTGTATAGAGTTACTAAGACAGTCCACAGCGATTATAGATATTATGACAAGGACAAATCAGGCAGGAAAGTCATACACGATTATTAAACCTACTTCTGAGTTACTGACTTGGATAAAAAAATCTCACGAGTACAACGAATATTTAAATCCGGTCTGGCTTCCTATGGTACAGAAGCCTGTAGAGTGGAACAATGTGTTCATCGGTGGTTACAGGGGCATGGAAAGACATCGCCGTCCTCTTGTAAAGCTGTACGACGAGAGTCACATGGAAACACTATCACTCGCCAAGATGCCCTCCGTTTATAGTGCGGTTAATTCGCTGCAATCTACGGCATACAAAGTAAACGGAAGGATGGTCGATGTTCTTAAACATTGTCGGAACAGAGGACTTCCAATAGGAGGACTACCGCCAATGGAAGATACTCCTATTCCTCCTAAACCTGCAAACATTGGGGAGGACGAGGAAGCAAGAAGACAATGGAGAAAATTAGCTGCTCGAACTCACTTTGACAACGAACGAATAAAGTCAAAGAGGTTACAAGTTTTAAAAGTATTAAACCTTTCCAATAAATTTTTAAACCAAAAAATATTTTTTCCTTTGTCGCTGGACTTTAGATCCCGTGTGTATCCACGTCCGTATTTCCTACAACCTCAAGGCCCTGATTGGAGTCGCTCGCTGCTTTGGTTCAACAGAGGTGTACCAGTAAACGAATGCAAAGACGAATCAGGAGTAAAGTGGTTACTCATAAATGCTGCGAACAAGTGGGGCATGTCTAAGTCGAACTACGATGAGAGGATTAAATGGGTCGAAGATAATATTTCGCTGATAAGAAACATAGGTAGAGATCCTTTGTCTGATATGACATGGGCTAAAGCGGATGAACCTTGGGGATTTCTTGCTGCTTGCATGGAGATAAACGATTTCCACAATACAGGGTCTTCGTTTAATTCTACGTTACCTATAGGAATGGATGCTACAACTCAAGGTCTACAACTTTATAGCATTATTCTTAGAGACTACACATCCGCAGTCGCTACAAATGTTATTCCTAATGAGTTACCAAACGATGTGTACCAACAAGTTGCTGACATTGTTCGCAAGAAACTGTACGAAAAGGGTGACGACATTGGTAAGAAATGGCTTGAGTTTGGAATAAGTCGTAGTACGACAAAGAGAAGTACCATGACATTGTGTTACGGTTCAACTTATTATTCTTGTAAAGAGTATGTAACTGAATGGTTTTATGATTTAGTGAAGTCAGGAAAAGAAAATCCTTTTGGTGATTCAACGTATCAACCATGCTCTTACCTTGCAACTATAGTGTGGGAATCTATTGGAGAAGTAGTAGGATCAGCCAGAAGATGTATGGATTGGTTAAGAGAAGTTGCAGGGATTTGCGTAGACAATGGAGTCCCAGTTCGTTGGATTACTCCTCTTGGGTTTCCTGTGTCGATGCACTACGAAAGTACTGATCGTTACGCAGTTAAAACTTTAGTCAACGGAGTGATGCGACAACACAGGCTTCGCATGCCTAACGGAAGACCAAACAGAAGAAAGACTGTAAACTCAGTATGCCCAAACTGGATTCATTCGTTGGACGGACTGGGTGGATTACTAGGTGAAAGTGTTGTTATGTGTACAAACAGAGGAATTAAAGACTTAACATCTACCCACGATACTATGTCTACACATAGTGCTTACTGTTCTTTAATGGCCTCTTGTATACGGGAGGCAACAATCAGCATTTTCGAGTATGATGTTCTTGCTGATTTTGCAACACAAATTGAATGTACTCTCCCCTCCGGCGTTAGTTTACCTTCGTTGCCGGAGATGGGAACTTTAGATTTGACGAGGGTAAGAGACTCATTATATTATTGGAACTAGGAGGTTCACATGAGTAAATATTTTGTACAGAAGTACACCAGTCCTATTTGTCTTTGCCAATGGCCTAAGCTACAAGACCCAGACAGCAAATACAAAAAATACCAAGTTGATTTAATTATGAACAAGGAGCAAATGAATGACTTGAATAAGAAAGCAAATCATGTCATTGACGAGCAAATTAAAAAATTAAATCCAAACAAGAAGTACAACAGGAGAGAACTAAACTGGAAACCTTGTGAAGACGAAGCAGGTATGTACACCATTAAGTTTGCATTGCCTGAGTTTGATTACAAGAATGTTCCGCAACGTCCTAAACTGTTGGATTCAAAAGGTAACGATCTTCATTCAAAGTTTAAAGCTGACGGTATAACAATCGGAGGTGGATCTAAGATACAAGTCGGTGCTGACTTAGTTGGTTACGAAGGTGCAGGAGCAGTAGGTGCTTCTTTAAAACTTCGACAAGTAAGAGTATTCGATCTTAAAGAATACAACGGTGCTGGTAATTTTGATTGGAGTACAGACGACGGTTTCACTATGGAGAGTTCTGAGAGCTACGATTCTTCAGATGCCTCCATGTATTGAAACAACTTTTGACGTAGATAAGTGGATCATAACTCTTCCCATTGATCCTGTTCCTGCGTCCAGACCTAAGTTTTTTAGGCGAGGACGCATGAGCAGGGTCTACTACGGCAAAAAATATACTAACTTTAGGAACGTAGCAAATAATTTACTTGAAGAAGCAACATGGCCTGTTGAGTTTCCATTAGGAAACATGGTTGTTGTCTCTGCTGATTTTATTGTTGCTAAACCTAAGACAACTAAAAGACTTCATCCTCGAGGAGATGTCGATAACTATTTTAAAACTTTGGATGTTTTAAATAAATACGTATGGTTTGACGATGACCAAATTGTTTGGGCTTCAATGTCAAAGAGGTATGGGGACGTACCTAAAATTATTGTGGAGGTAAAAGAAATTGTCGGAATTCCTACGACACGAGCCTTGTCCGAACTGTGGATCTAGAGATAATCTAGCAAGGTACACGGACAATCATGCTTGGTGTTTTGGTTGTAATTATTATGAAAAAGGAGATGGTGAACACGTTGAGCGAAAGGAGACTCGCAAAGTGTCAGGACTCATTGATTATGAAATTCTAGAGCTAGGCCCTAGAAAACTTACGGAAGAAACTTGTCGCAAGTGGAACTACGGAGTAGGTAACTACAACGGTCAGCCTGTGCAAGTTGCTAATTACCATGATTCTCATGGAGAGCTTGTTGCTCAAAAACTTAGGTTCAAGGATAAAAGTTTTAGGTGGTTGGGAGATTATTCTCGTGCTTCTCTTTATGGGAGAAATCTATGGAGAGACAACGATAAGATGGTAACCATAGTCGAAGGTGAAATAGATGCACTAAGTGTGTCTCAAGCGTTCGGACTTAAATGGCCTGTGCTTTCGTTGAGTTCAGGGATTTCCCATGCACATAAAGAGATTGCTAAGAATCTAAACTGGTTAGAAAGCTACGAATCTGTTGTTCTTTTCTTCGATCAAGACGAGCGTGGAAGAGAGATGGCTAAAACAGTAGCACAACTTTTTACTCCCGGAAAAGCAAAGATTGTAGGGTCACTCAGCGAGAAAGATGCTAACGATTGCTTGAAGAACGGGAAAGTAAAAGAGATCGTAGATGCTGTGTATGGTGCTAAATCTTTTAGACCTGATGGTGTGGTTCCCGGAACTGAGTTATGGGATGTCATAGTAAAAGAAGATACAAGGGAAAAAATACCTTACCCTTGGGATGGACTTAATGACAAACTGTTTGGCATGCGTGGAGGAGAACTGGTAACTCTTACTGGAGGAACTGGTATTGGTAAAAGTTCTATAACACGAGAGCTTGCTTACTACTTTTTAAACCAAGGTAAAACTGTGGGCTATGTAGCTCTTGAAGAATCCATGCGAGTTACTGCCGATAACATTTTAGGATTGTATTTAAACTGTCCTCCTTTTTATTGGGAGCGTGACGGAATTACAGTAGAACAGAAGCGACAGGCCTATGAAAAAACTGTGGGGTCAGGTAAAATGTATTTGTATGATCATTGGGGTTCTTTAGATCCCAGTAATCTTTTGACACATATACGTTACATGATTCGTGCAATGGAGTGCGATGTTATTGTTCTAGACCATTTAAGTATTGTTGTTAGTTCTATTGCTGAAGGTGACGAGCGTAGAATGATTGACTCAACAATGACCAAGCTCCGATCTTTGGTAGAAGAAACAGGAGTTCACTTAATATTAGTAAGTCACTTAAAAAGACCTGACGGGAGGCCCCATGAAGAAGGCGGACAAACATCGTTGGCACAGCTTAGAGGATCTACGGCCATTGCTTGTCTTAGTGATGCTGTTATTGGTTGCGAACGAGATCAACAAGATGAACACCACGCAAACAGAATGCGACTCCGAGTACTCAAGAACAGATATTCCGGTTCTACAGGCCCCGCTTGTTACCTTGAGTACGACGGAAACACAGGAAGACTGCGGGAATGGGAAGAAGTTGATGTCGTTGCTGTGCCTAGTGGAGGAGAATCGTGAGTTGCTTTCTGCTATACGAGAAGTAGAAACAGGAGGCGAGCAGGATGCAAATAATGCTTTGGGTGACGGAGGAGATTCGCTGGGAAGTTACCAAATACAGTTTAATTTTTGGCTAGATGCCATTAATTATTGTCCAGAACTAAGAGGAGTTTACGAAGATGTCAGAAAACCCAGATACGCCGAAAAAGTCATCTGTAGTTACTGGAGCAGATACTGCCCAGACGGAACAAGAGAGGATAAGGCAAGAATTTTTAATGGAGGCCCAAGAGGAAACCAAAAGCAGTACACTAAAAAATACTGGGGAAAAGTCTCAGCTGTTTTACGACGGCAAGCCAATCCCGTATCGGAAAATAGGAGAATATTTTGAATATTTTGAGGGCAAAGCGATTTCTGCCGAGCGTGTCCAGCAATTAGAGCGAAGAGCAATGGCAAAATTAAAAAGGCAGTTGGAAAACGACCCTTACATACAAGAGTATTTAGAAGGGACAAAGGAGGCATTGCGGGCTAGATGAGTGTAGTTATATTTGACATAGAGACTAACGATATAAAAAACTTCAACACTTTGTTGGGACTAAAAACTATTCATTGCATAGCTTTGGCTACTCCAGATGAAGATCCAAAGTTAGTTCCTGTTGACGAAGCATTAAAGATTTTGTCAGAGGCAGATGTTATTGTGGGACACAACATCCAAGACTTTGACTTGAGAGCTATAAAGCGTTTGCACCCTGATTGGGAATTTAAAGGAGAAGTATTAGATACTTTAATTTTATCTAGAGTTTTATGGCCTGACATTATTCAGGACGATTACTCAATTATAGATTTTCCTAGAAATCTTATGGGGAGACACTCACTTAAATCTTGGGGATATCGTCTTGGAATACTCAAGGGAGAATTCTCAGATACAAATGATTTCTCTGAATACACAGAAGAAATGGGAGAGTATTGTGTACAGGATGTAAAAGTTACCAAGGCTCTTTGGGAGAAGATCCAGAAGGAGAACCTTCCTGAAAACCCGTCCAAACGGGAACACGAGTTCTCGGCAATAATAAAACAACAAGAGCTAGACGGAATCGCTTTCGACGTAGAAAAAGCTAGGACTTTTCATGCTGAACTACTAGGTTTAAAGAATGAATTGTATGAAGAATTGGTTGACAACATACCACCAAAGATTGTTCCTATGAAAACTTGTGAGTATTTTCTTGATCCTGAAACAGGAAACAAGTATAAATTAAAAGGGGATGCACCAGATGCCAAAACAAAATCGAGACTCAAAGACGGCCCGCTTAGAAAAAAAGTTACAAACTTTAACCCAGCAAGTAGGCTTCAAATCGCCAATTTCTTTATTGAAAAGTACGGATGGGAGCCAGAAGACTATACAGGTGAAGGTAGACCTAAAGTCGATGAGTCCGTACTCGGTAAACTTGATTATCCCGAAGCAAAACTTCTTTCCAAATACCTAACTATTATTAAAAGACTAGGGATGTTGAGCGACGGCACAGAGGCTTGGTTAAAGTTAGAAGTAGATGGAAGAATCCACGGTCAAGTCAATCCATGTGGAGCTGTGACCACAAGATGCACTCATCGAAGGCCTAATATGTCTCAAGTTCCTAGGGTAAACGCACTATACGGGAAGACTTGTAGGGAATTATTTTACGCTCCTGAAGGATTTTGCATGGTTGGGGCAGATATGTCGGGACTCGAGTTAAGAGCTTTGGCTCATTACACCTTCCCACATGACAATGGTAAATACAGAGATGCGATTTTAAATGGTGATATTCATTCTGCAAACCAAGAGGCTGCTGACTTGCCTGACAGAAACATGGCTAAAGTTCTTATATATGCTTTATGTTATGGGGCTGGCAATCAGAAGTTAGGAGCTATTGTTGGAGGCGGAATGTCTGAAGGTGCTGAGTTAAGAGAAAGATTTCTTAGAAATATGCCAGCACTTAAAAGAGTTCAAGACGGTGTAAAAGCAGCCTTAGATCATAGAGATTACTTAAAAGCTGTTGATGGTAGGAGATTAAAAATACGCTCAAAACATTCTGCTCTTAATACTTTGTTACAATCTTGTGGTAGCATTGCTATGAAGGAGGCTACTTGTCTAATGCACAGAAAGTTTAGGGAACATGGATACTCGAAAGAAGATGTGATTATGGTTGCTCACGTTCATGACGAAGTTCAATTACAAGTACGCAAGGAGTTAGCGGATAATGTCGGAAGGATTACAGTACAGTCGATGCGTGATGCGGGGGAAAATCTCTCCCTTAACTGCCCACTCGACGGAGAATATAAAGTCGGAAGAAACTGGGCAGAGACTCATTGATCTTGCTTGGGTTGCTGGGATTATTGATGGAGAGGGTCACTTACGTTACACAACTTCTCCAGCAATAGTAGTAGAAAGTGTTTCTAAATCTATGGTTGATAAATGTCGAGAGATTGCGAACGGCTCTGTACATGAAGTAAGTAGAAAAACTTCTACTGGGAAAACTGTGTACCGATGGCAAATCTCTGGTACAAAGGCTAAGAATTTATGTAGAGAGTTAATGCCTTATCTTTCTACTAAAAAATTCCAAGCAAATATATTAGAAGCTATTATGAACTACCCTGCTAAATCAGACATGAGAAAAACTTTAAAAGATATGTTAAATGGACAAAGGGAGATTTTAAATTGAGTGTTGACTTTATTCCTACAGAAAAATTAGTGAAAGAGCTACAGAAAAGATTTGATGAAATGATTTTCATAGCTGCTTCTAGTCGTACCAATGAAACAGAAGATTTAGTTGTTTCTTTCTCTGGTTCTTATCATTCTTGTTTAGGTCTTGTAAGACTTGGAGAAGTAGCTTTGCAGTCAGGAGCATCCCCCGATGAGAACTATACTGATTGATGGAGACGTTGCTCTTTACTCTGTTACTAAATCATGCGAGTATGAGCAAGATTGGGGCAATGACTTTTGGACTCTAGCAACAGACATGAAAGAAGCACGACATCGCTTGGATCTTTGGATTGGAACTTTAAAAACCAATTTAACAGCAGACAGTATAATTATTGCTTTGTCCGGAGACGAAAACTGGCGTAAAGATGTATATCCTAAGTACAAACTACATAGGAAAAAGCACAGAAAACCTATGGGATTTGTCCCTTTAAAAGAATATATGAACAAGGTTTATCGGTGTATTACATACCACAACCTAGAAGGAGACGACGTTTTAGGAATGTTAGCTACTTGTCCTGAAGATAAATACACAGGATTAAAAGGAGATCGAATAGTAGTAAGCATTGATAAAGATTTAAAAACAATTCCGGGTTTTCATTACAATCCAGATAAACCTCAAGATGAGATATATATGGTAGACCCAGAGCAAGCAGACTATAATCATCTGTTTCAAACTTTAACTGGGGATGCCGTGGATGGATATCCGGGGTGTCCGGGAATAGGCCCTAAGAGAGCAGAAAGATTATTAGAGGATTCTGTTTCATGGGATACAGTAGTAGGAGCGTATGAAAATGCGGGGCTTACTGCGGAAGACGCATTAGTCCAAGCTAGGGTAGCTAGGATACTTCGATGGGGTGATTACAAAAGGAAAGAGGTTATTTTATGGGAGCCACAATGACAAGAGATGAGCTTTTAGCGTTTCACGATGAGCTTACGCACAAAGCAGTAGAGCTTATGAAAGCAAAAAACCACGATTACAGCGGAGGAGCCGACAAATCTAATCCGTTTCTTAATTTTTCTAGAGTAGAATCAATGGGAATTACAGATACAAAAACTGGGTTCCTAGTAAGAATGACTGACAAGTTCTCTAGGCTTGCTACTTTTGTCACAAATGGTACATATAAAACAAAAGACGAGGCTCTTGAGGACACAATCGTGGATCTTATTAACTACAGCGTACTGTTTTTGGCTTATGCCCAAAGTGAAAAGGATTACTATAAGGAGTAAAAACAATGGAAGAAGCATACCCAACCGTTCCCGAGGATTTAATCAAGCAGTTAAACATTAATTTTCCAGAAAGATGTGCTGATTTAGACTGGGAAGAAAAGAAAGTTTGGTTTTACGCCGGACAAAGAGCTGTTGTACGTTTTTTAAATTCTAAGTACAACGAGCAACAAGAAATTATAAAAGGAGTTAAATAATGTGTATGAGATCCCCGAGAGCTGCGGCTCCACCGCCACCGCCCCCCGAGCCTGTAGCACCTCCAGCTCCTCCTCCTCAAAGAATATTAGCTCCTCCTCCAGTTATCTCACAAATACCGGAAGAGAAAAAATTACAAGCACGTCCTGTATCAAAAGCTAAGAAAAGAAGACAGGCAATGAAAATGGGCAAATCTTTATTTACAATCGCACGAGGGCCTGTGAACCCTCCCGGAGGTAGCGGTAGCCCCGTTAATTATTAATGCTAGATCAAGGTGCTTCAATCAAAGGAATGTATAACCAATGCGAGGCAGAACGCAGGACATACTTAGATCGTGGAAGAGATTCCTCAGCCCTTACAATACCTACTATTCTGCCAGACGATTCAACCACGGGACATAAAAGATTTCCTACTCCTTTCCAATCTTTAGGAGCAAGAGCTGTCAACAACCTTAGTTCTGCTTTATTGCTAAGTTTGCTGCCTCCTAATGCTCCTTTCTTTCGTCTTATTTTAGATGAGAGAGAAATGAGAAAGATGGATGGGATTGACCCCAGAATAAAAACAGAAGTAGAGTCATCTCTTTCTGATATCGAACGATCCGTTTCTAGAGAAATCGAGTCTAATAATATCCGAGTTTCAACCTTTGAAGCCTTACGACATCTAGTTGTGACTGGTAATGCTTTATTGTATTTACCTGAAAAAGGCCCTATGAGAGTAATACACCTCGACCGATTTGTCTGCAAACGGGATCCTATGGGCAATGCGAGGGTAATCATTATAAAAGAAAATGTGTCCCCGGCTATGCTGCCAGAATACGCTCAACAATACGCTGAAGCTAAAAAATCTAAATTTGACGATACGTGTGAGATATTCACCATGCAGCATACATTGCCTAATGGGAAAGTAGAAGTTGTACAGGAAATCTTCGGTCACATACTAGAAGAAACTAGAACTATATATGAGAAAACCCGTTCTCCTTTTATTGCTTTAAGAATGCTTAGAGTAGACGGGGAGTCTTATGGTAGAGGATATGTAGAACAGTATTACGGAGACTTACAAAGTTTAGAGGGACTTTCTAAAGCTATTGTTGAAGGAAGTGCTGCTGCTTCTAAAGTGTTATTTTTAGTCAATCCAAACGGTACAACGAGAGCAAGGACTCTTGCTGAATCTCCAAATGGAAGTATCAGAGAAGGGAGTGCTGCCGATGTTAGTGTACTCAAAGTCGATAAGACCCAAGATTTCAGTATTACGCTACAAGCGATGCAGACAATCAGCGAGCGTTTATCGTATGCCTTTCTCCTTACAGAAGCATCTATTCGTAATGCGGATCGAGTTACGGCCGAAGAAGTAAGATTAGTTACCCAGTCTATAGAGAGACAATTAGGTGGAATATATAGTGTCTTGTCTCAGGAATTCCAATTACCCTTGGTAAACAGAATTATTGACAGGATGCAGAAACAAAAGAAACTCCCTAAGATTCCTAAAGATAAGGTAACTCCTACAATTATTACAGGAATTGATGCGTTAGGAAGAGGGAACGACTTATCTAAACTTGATATTTATTTACAAGGCATAGCTCAGACAGTAGGCCCCGAAGCATTGGGTCAATATGTAAATATTCGAGAGTATATGTCTAGGAGAGCTTCTGCTCTTGGAATAGATACTGAGGGATTAGTACGTACAGAAGAAGAAATACAAGGTATGATGCAGCAACAGCAAATGATGGGACTGGCCCAACAAGCTGCACCACAGGCCATAAGTACTGTCGCAGGACAAGTACAGCAAGACATGGAGAATGAAAGTGTCTAATTACGAAAAAGTTGAAGTGATTAAAAACGACCCAAATGAAAATCCAACATTAGAGCAAGAAGCTGCAATGATGGAAGAAACAAATGCCCCTCAAGAACAAGAAGGAGTAGAACCTGTAACCGATGAAACGACAGAAGAGCGTCCCGAATGGCTACCGGAGAAATTTACAAATCCAGAGGAGTTGGCGAAGGCTTATCAGGAATTGCAATCAGCGTATTCCAAAAAAGACCAAGAAAAAACTGAAGAACAACCAGAGAGTACTCCCGAATCCTATGCCAATTTTTTCAATGGGGGATATGAAGAGTATACGACGGAGCTTTCGGAGACTGGGACGATT